ACCCTATAATATCTTTTTTGTTGTGGTGAATATATGGATACATTACTTGAAATTAATTGCGTGAGATCCTTATCGCTTGAGAATATAGTTTTGTGTTCATCTGATGATATTTGACAATAATAAGCAATTAAATCATCCGCTTCAGCATTTTCAACTTCAAGTTGTCTAACAAACATTTCTTCCAAATATTGTTTTATTCTATTTTTTTGGTTAAGAAATGAATTTTCTTTTTCTTCAGTATATGAAGACTTTCTATTTCCCTTATACTTTGGGTATAATAGTTTTCTTTGGGATGAATTTTTATCTCCATCCCAAAAGACAACTACTTTATTAAAGTTTGTTTCCTCTAAAAATTTACGTAAGGTGTTTAAAAAATGCCAAGTTCCACCAACGTGTTCTGATCCATTAAAGAAATCTTTAACACCGTGAAATCCTATTTTTAACAAATTGTTACCATCAACAATAAGTGTTTTGGTCATTATAATTTTTTTAAATTGTTTGACAATCAATCTTCTTCTTCATTGGTGGATACATACTCATCTTTAAACTTAATTTCTCCATCTCCTCCAAGAATTTTATTCCAATAATCCGAATAATCCTTTTTATATGAATCCAACGCTGCTTTATCATCTTTTATATATCCTTGAGGTACGGCAATTATTTTACCGTCTTTATATGAAATACCATTTACGTGATTTTTAAGAACCGATATTTTCGTTCTAATCGCATAAGACACGGTTCTACCGTTTTTAGTTGCGGTAATATGATTAATACCCGCCTTTTTCTGATTTCCAAATAGGAACACAAATGAACACGCCAACCAAAGTGCCTCACCACCCTTTGCCTTGATTTCAGGCTGACCAAATGGGTTATCAGGTAGATCAACCCAAGGCTGATTAACAACAACCATTGTGTTATAGTATGGATAATCTTCCTTCTTTGATTTGGCAATCCTTGAGTGAATTCCCATACCTATTTTATCCGCCAAAGCCGCGGCATTGTGTTGTTTACCACCTTTACCATCATATGTCATTTTACATGGGATAGATCCGACAGAGTCCCATAAAAATAACAAATTATAAGGTATATCCCCTTTTTCTTGAGCGTCAATCAAATCATTGATAAAATCAGTTACTTGCTCAATATAATCAAAAGAATCATTAAAAATGAACATTCCATCCCAATCACCTTCTTCTGTTTGTTCCGCTTCTAACCCTAATTCAACTGCGTGTTTCCAAGACCATTTTCTTTCAGTAATGATAAAAACAGGAAGATGACCCTTTTTTTGTGCATCTGCCGCCGCCAAAATCATTGCGGTTGTTTTAGATGAATTTGAGTGTCCCAAAAACATATTTATACCACCCATAATAGGCCCAGGTAAACCACAAGCATCCATAAACGCTTCACCACAATTATAATATGACTCAGGTTTGTATTTTGTTTTTGTTGAGTATTTACTCTTTATTGACTCTAACGTTATTTCTTTTTTCTTAATTGCCATAGTTAAATCTGTTTTTTAAAAAGATAAAAAAAGGTAGTGACATTGTAAATCACTACCTACGATATAGGATATCTTTTTTTTAGAATGGTAACTCTTCATCTACCTCTTCATCTACTTGTGGATCAACAGATGGTTTTGACTCTGATTTTGTACCTCCAATTGATGTTTCCCCAACTTCGTCGTTTGAGTAAACGTATCCTCCTTTTTCGGAATCCCAACGTGGAGTTTCTCCTCTTGCAATTGCCTCAAGATACTCAACAGGTTTCTTTGAATAGACATCTTCCCAAGTTAATTCATCATTAACCCAAGAATCTGCAGTTTCCTTGTCTTCGTGGATTGGTGCAGGATCATCATACATTACTGTTTGGATCACAGTATAAACCGCACCTTTAGGTGTTTTCGCTTTGGTCAATTCCAAAATCAAATCACGTCCTTTATCAGAATCAGTAATATCACCTTTTGCCTTCCAAATAGGAATAATCTTATCAAGAATTCCTTCTTGTTTGTAATTGTGTTTAAAACGCCAAAATTTAACACCATCTTGCTCGTTATCACGATCAACTACTTTTACAATATAAAATTTACGAGCTTTATATTGTTTAGCAAGTTCTTTGTCGGAATCTTTTCCTGTTGACATAAGTTCCTCATAAACTTCATTAAGAGGTGAACGTTCATTGTCATTTTTTCCCGGATCATAAAACTTTTGCCATTTTCCGTCCACAAGGATCTCGTGGAACCATACTTCTTTGAACGGTGAAGATCCGTCTAATGTAGGTAGAATACGAACTCGTTTCTGACCTTGCTTTTCGCTGTCTTTAAGAATTGCCGCGAAATACTTCTTCATTCTTTCATCTTGAGACATTTTTGAGGTAGAAGATGAACTACCTTGTTTTGAGTTCTCATACTGAGCCAAAACTGAATCTAAAACATTGTTTGTCGCCATATATATTAAATTAAAAGTTTACGTAGAAAATATAACTGTATAAAAGTAAATTGTCAAATAAAAAATCGTAATTATGAAAGGGATTTCTCCCTTTCGTTATTACGGCATCATATCTTCGTCATCATAAGTATCAAAAGTTGTTTTAATTTCTTTTGGTGAAAAATCTTCAACCTCATCAGTAGTTAAAACATATTCATTTTTTCCAGATTTTTCCATGTCTTCCATTTTGTCATCAAAAAAATCTGATAATTTTTGATTAAATGGACCTGAATCCAAACTTCTCAATTCCAATTTTTCTTCAGGTGTTTTAGGTCTATATTTTTCAACTTTTTGTTCAAGTGAATTGATTGCCCCAACCAACTTATCCATCTCACCCAATCTACTCTCAAGATTTTCTAATTGACTAAATAATTGATTAAAATATTCTTCTTGTTTTTGTTCAAGATTTTTTTGAGAATCAACTAAATCAGTTATTTCAAGTTCCTCTTTATCCTCTTCTTCTTTACCAACTTCTTCAACGTCAGGATCTGTTGCAACATCAATAGGTTGTGGTGTTTCAGCTGCCGGTGGTTCTGGTGCTGGAGGAACTGCCCCTTCAGGTGCGGGAGCTTCTCCTACGGGTGGAGCTCCAAGATCAGGTGCCGGAACTTCTCCGGTAGGTGGTGGTGGTAATTCACCAGCTTCTTGTTCTAAAATGTAGTTATTAATTGAATTGTGTCTTCTAATTTCTTCAATTATTCTATCGTCTATTTTCATTTCTTAACCATTTAAAAGTTGTTTAATACCTGACTTGGTTTCTACTTGTATTTTTTTATTTGTATTCATTGTATTATCAACTCTTTCAATTAGACCATCTTTCATTCTAACTGTATAACAATCTCCTGTGTCCAAATCACACACTTCTTTAAATCCGTTACCGGCATCTTTCTCTGATATTCTTGTGTTCTTACCAAGATAATTATCTAAAATAAATTTTACGCTCATAATTATTGTTTTATTATAAATATCATTAATTACAGAAAAATTTACTTTTTTAACTTATCAATTGTATATACTCTTTATACGCAGATTCAAATATATTTTCAATCGTAGACTTATCTTGTTCAATTAATTTATCAAACAGATCTGCATTCTCTTTAGATGGGTAATTATCCATATAGAATTTTGTTAAACCTTGAGAATAGTAAACATCATTATTATTAAAATTAATACCATTTATTGATGTTATATATTTTGAGATCATAAATCTTACGTACGATTCAAACGTATTAAAAGTTGCTATCGGTAAATTCTCACTCGCTTGACAAAAATATTTAGATGTCATTATATTATCTAAACCTTCACCAAATGGTTTTGTTAATGGTATTAAAGAATAATTGTTTCCATAAGTTTCAAATTTTTCAACAGGACTTAACATTAATGTCATTATACCGTAAATGAATCCTCCAACTTTTTTAGCCTCATTTTCCGGAATTTTAAATTCTGTATTCATGATATTAGTAATTGTTTGAGCCGCAGTTTTCTTATTAATATTGGTTTTTGTAATATTCTCATCAACCGTATAATTTTTATATGCCTCAGCCAAATATGTAGAACAATTCTGATTTGAAGATAAAGTTGCATTATTGGTTCTTTTTGCATCATTGACTTTACCGCTTGTTTGTGATATTGTATTCAATTGATTTTTTTGAGATTCTCTATCTTTTTCTGTAATTTGTTCTTGTATGTTCTTTAAAATATTTGTTGTTAACGATTGGATATATGTCTCTATTTTAGGGATACTATAGAATGGTTGTCTTTGACCTTCAAATGTCGTATCAAACCCATTTTCAGATATTCTATGTGTTACTTTTGTGATCATATAAGGCCCACTGAACATAGGAACGTTTCTTAAATTAAAATACATTGTTGGTTGTATAAGAGCATTACCCATCATATCAATAGAACACTTATAACTCCTATTCTTATATACATTATATAAGGAAACACTTTGTGAATAACCCGCTCTGTTTCTAGATAAATTAGCCATTTGATTTAACACCTCCAAAGATTCTGCGGTTGGTTGACCAGGATCTTGTGATATATCAAACTGCTTAAATATCTGTTGATTTTGAGGCCCAATATCAACATTAAATCCAACAACTTTGTTTGATTTATCCCAATTTGTCTTATTTGTTAAATTTTCTAAAAGAGGATTATCAGAAGATCTTCTCAAATCAAATGCATCGTCTCTATATCTATAATCAACATTCTCATTCAAATTTAAATGCTGACTTGGTTTCCAAGCGTAGATACATAAAAACTTTGGTGATGTTTCTCTATAATCAACATTTAAAAATGTTCCGAATAAAGAATTTGCAAATTCTAAAGTTCCTTCAGGTTTTGGTGTTGGGTTTTTACTTACATCTCTAACATTATAAAAATTAGCGTATGCCGGTAATGAAAAACTAACAAAGTTATTTTCTGTTAAAATTGTATTAACAATACTTAAAAGACTATTTTTATAATCAGAAGATTCAATCAAGTTTTTTAACTTGAAGACATCCACATATACTTGTTGACCAACGTCTCTACTTGCTCTATCCACAATTAAAACATCTTCAAATAATGTTTTAGTTTTAAAATCTCCACCAGAAATCCATTTATCATTTATTGATTTAAATAATTCCCAAGTTTCATATCTTGTTTGTTCACCCTCAACTCTATCCGCTCTTACATTATTATTTACAGGACTAACATTAACTGAAGGTAATTTTTTCCTTAAGTTTGTTAATTCAATGTTTAATAGAGTATTAATGTATGTTGTATTTTTATTTAAATAATCATTCATTAAACCATAAAATTCGGTAGGTGTTATATTTGGGTTTTTAAGTTTTTGAGTTGCATATATTTTAACTATTGGAGCAAATGTCTTTACACTTGTTTCAGTAAACTCAACATTCATATCCACAAAGAAATCCGTAATATAAGATCCATTATCCGTATACGCCAATTCAGGTATTTCAGAGAACCCAACATACGTTTCCAAATCTCTCCAAGTTTGTGGATTCTGAGTTTTAGATTGAGCAAGAGTTAATGATCCCCCTGCGGTTGGTAAACTATTTGGTGATCCTTGGAAATATCCCTGATATGTGTATGGATCCTCAATATATTGAGTTGAGAATGTATAAAACAATTTTCTATCAAAAAATGATGGGTTTCCATGTTTAACAGTAACTTTATACTCCATAAAATTACTAATATATTTTGAGAAATTTGATATTTGTAATTCTTGTATTTCATCAATAATAACATCACCATTTAATACATTACCAACAGGTTTTGTTAATTTCATAACTTGTCTCATCAAAGCTTGGAAATTTTGTTCTACTTTATATGAGGTTGGGTCTACAGGTGAAGTTTCAGGTAATGTATTTGTAAAATCATATACAGATCTACTAAAGTTCAAAAATTCAGTTTCTAATATGTCTAATATTTCTTTATCAAAAGTAGTAAACATTTCACTTATTGAAGTGTAATCATCTGATGCTCCATTTATTGAAAAACTTTGTTGTTGTGATTCATTGTTAAAAATCTGTTTTAAATATTTTTCAGGAGTTGGTTTTGTTAGTTTACCATTATCAAAATATCCATAATTTGGTGCTTTCCAAAATAATCTAACGGATCCATTATACATCGCAGGATTATCTTTAACTTCGGTAAATAATTCACCATTTGTTTTAAAACATTCATCATTTGTTTGATTTACTCTTGATCCAAATGATGGTAAAGGATAAACACCAGTTCCATCTGAGGTTTCAATATAACAACTCCAAGGTGTTATTTGTAAAGATCTATTTGGATTTCCATTATCAAAACCTGCGGATTTAACAATATTTGATGTTGTTGTTTTTTTAACATATAGTCCATTATTAATCGCATCTTGTATTGATGAACTTGTATATCCCGCAACAGAATAATTTGTCACAATAAACCCAATTGGTGAGGTAATGTCCTGCGGAAAGTTAACGGTATAAGTACCAACACCACCTAAAGTACCATTTATTTGATTTATAATTGTTGTCCCTAATAACACACTATCACCACTTAATACTAATCCAGGGAATAGGTCATTACTTGAAACTGATAATACCTCTAATGTAGTTCCTGATATTGTACAAGTTCCATTTATTTGTGCCACAGAACTGAAAGCTCTAACTCCCTGATAGAAGACATTAAAATCGTCAATAACTTTTGGATAGAATCCCGTATTAATATATGTTTGTGTTAATGATCCACTTACGATATCATCTTGTAATATCATATTATATGGATTACCATCAATTTGTAATTGGTAATTTGTTGTACTTGCACTTGTTAAAGGATCAAAATTATCCAAATAATTAAAATCACCCCAAACCTCATCTAAAAAGTCTACACCATTATTTATCCAATTTTTGTATCTATGCCATATA